CAAGTTCTTGGTCGGCAAGACTTCGAGGACTGAAAGATTCTGGGTACGTGTGCATGTCTAGACCTCAGGCGTCTCTGGACTCTCTGGTGCCGCAGGCGTCTCTGGTGCTGGAGTCTCTGGAGCCTCTGTTGCTTCAGGCGTTGCTGGAGCCTCTGCTGGAGTCTCAAGAAGCTGTTGGACCTCTGCTGGGATCGGCGCTGGGTTCGCGGCCTGCGAAGCAGCGCGCATCGCCTGCATCACGTCAGGAGCGACGGCTCCGAGCAAAGCTTCTGTAAGCTCAGGCGTGATCGAGCCTTTCTCAAAGAGCATTCGCAGCGCCATCTCGGTAGAGTTCGGCGCGTCTGAGTCACTGAAGCCGTGCATACGGCGCCAAGTGCCAGACGAGATCGCCATGCGGTCGAAACCTGAGTCGGCGTCTGACGCTCTGTCGTTGCGTGTCGCGACCTGGCTTGGGTCGTACCAGATGCACAAGCGGTTGACGTCGGACTCGTCGAAGCCGTTCGCGCGGAGGTAAGGACGGAAGTACACAACGGTCAGCGCGTCTGCGATCAGCAGCATCAACGGCTCGATGTGAGCCTTGTACAGCGACTCGTCGATCTGCATCGCGTTTGAGTACTTGACGTTTGCAAGTCCGGTGACGATGTCCTTCGGAACGTCGAGTCCCTGGAGGATACGCTCGAGCACGCGGTCGGCGCGCTGAGCAAGAGCTGGGTCGAACGAGCGCTCAAACTTGAACTGCTTGATCTTGTCGCCAAGCTCGGCAGGACCGCGGATGATCAGCGGCACAACCGCTGACGCGGAGTCCTCGTCCTTGATCGGCGTCGTCATCGCGTCGATGAGCTGGTCCTCGAACTCGTCGGCAGATTCTTCCGGCGTGTAGTTCGGGTCCATGTCCGTACCTTCGTCGTACGGGTAGTCTGGGTCTGGGTTAGCTGCTACGCTCAGACCGTCTGGCAGGTAAAGGGCACCAGCGTTCAAGCGGGAACGCGCCGTCGCACGGAACGTGCGGTTGAGCAGCAGCAGCTCAGCGCAGAGGTCCAAAAGTCCGCGCAACGACGAGTCTGCCTCGTCGCTGTATCGCGGATGCGATCGCCAGATGCGGCCGACGAACGCCGAACCGCCAAGCTTTGTAAGTCCGCTGGCTCCGGCGGAGCGAGAAGTCTGTGTGCTACTTCCTGTCGCGAGCTCTCGTCGTGATGCGACGGTGTAGTTGCCCTTGGTGTCCATCAGTAGCTCGTCTACCGAGCGCACGTCCCAAGACTCTGGAAGTCCACTTCCGATACGCGCTGGCATCTGCACGAGATAGCACTCGCCTGCGACGCTGAGGTTCAGCGCGGCGTCACGGAGCAGACCTGCTTGACCGCCGTACGCGGAGTCAAGACGAGCAAGAGCTCGTTCTGCGGCTGCGCCGAGGCGTTGGTCGATCTTGTCCGAGTCGCGGACGGAGACCGGAGATTCTGCTGGATTGTGAACGACAGCGGCGTAAAGACGGATACGAGACACGACGGACGCGACAAGGTTGAACGCGTACTTGATCTCACCGATGGCGTCGTAGTATTCCCACGCCTCGGACTGCCACTGGCTCGAGCCGGCTGCCCGGCGAGACTTGAAACGATCTGCTTCTCCGCGGTCGCCGACCTTCATCTGCGCGGCGGCTGCGGTCATTGAACGCGGCGTGTTGAACGCGGCGGACTGAGCCTGAGACCCAAACGACACTGGAACTAGACCGCCGGTTCGCGGCTTGATTGACTCTTCACGGCGGAAGACGCCCACATTTGCTCCTTAGTCGTTGTCTGTCTGGTTAGAACGGAACGGTCTTATGGTCGATCGCAATCTTTGCGATTGATCAAAGTCGTGCGGTTATGGCACCTGCGACCAGCGAGGCGGCGAGAACCGACGCCACGACGACCACAAGCGTTGTACTAATAATACTCATAAGAACGAGCGCTGATGACGCCCACATGCTGGTGCACCAGTCGCAGGTCAGAACGTAGCCGATCTTCGACGACTCGGGCGGCCACTTCTTCCAGACCCTGTCACGGAGGGGTGACAGGATCTGGTCGGTCGTGACCAGGCGGGTCAGCCGGGCGGTGGCCAGGCAGATCAGCGCGAAGAGAAAGAAGTCTGATGTCGTCATGTCTACTCCGTCGGGTCCTTGCTCGAGTGAATCGTGTTGTAGGGGCTCCACGACCGGAGCCGAGAACCGCAGCCGCAGTTGTCGTCCTTCGAGATCGCGAGGACCTTGCCCGAGACCGTCGTGACGCTTGAGGCTTCTTTCTTCGTGCCGATGACGTGCGACTCGTGCTTCTCTCGGAAGATCAGCATCGGGCCTCCGGGCGCGTCGGCGGCGATCAAGACGAGCGAGTCCGTGACGACGACCCGAGTCCGTGAGACCGTCCGCGGCTCGGCACCCTCCGCCGTGACCGTGACGATCGCGGGAAAGACATCAAGCAGAACTCGGGCCTGGTTGGGAGTGTTGGAGATCACCGGCCGAGCCTCCGGGCCATCGCTCGATAGGTGACGCTCGCTGCCTCGGCGAGCTCTCTGACGGGAGCTCCTCTGTCATAGAGCTTCTTTACCAGCTCGGTGAGCTCGTCGTTCGCGACACCGAGCGGCCCGAGCCTCGGAGTTCCTGCTCTGTAGCGGCGGGCCAGCGGAGCAAGCTCGGCGATCCGTGCCCGCTCTTCTGCCGAGATGACGGAAGATGACGGATCTACCTGACGGTAGTCTCGTGTCGGTGCGGGCGGGCGATGGGTCGAGGTGAAACTTTCCGCCGTATCTATGGTTGAAGAAGAGGAAGCGGAAGAGAGGGAAGAGGAGGACGTGAGAGAAGAAGGAGGAGGAGGGACGGGAAGAGGGAGATCGGGAGAGGGAGAGAGAGCTGTGAGCCAGGAGCGGATCGAGGTGCGGGCCTTGGGCGGATCAAAGGCCTCGGCAAGAGAGGAGAGCGACCAGCCGGCTCTGTACAGGTCGCGCACGCGGGCACGCTGGTCCATGCGCGGGAGCGAGCGGAGGAACCTCACCTCATCTTTAGGAAGCTCTGCTCTCCTCGCTGGGCGTCGTTCTCTCTGCATGACTCTTCATGGTATCACGAGACAATAGGGACGCCGGAACTTTTGTGTACAGAACGCGGATTTGTACACTAAGGTTGGCTCTTCGAGTGTCTTGTGTACGAACAGGGAGATTAGTACATTATGATAACTGATCTTGACCTGCAAGAACGGAGTCGTTAGTTTTGGGCCTCACTCGAAGTGTTTCGGGACTTTTTGTCCAAGCACGTAGGACTTTTTTTCTTGAGATAGGACTTTTTGTCTCGAAGCGACTTTTGCGAGCGAGCGAGCGAAAAGTTTGTGCGTGTGAGCGAAAAAGTTGCGCGTGTGAGCGACGAAGTCGTGTGTGAGAGAAAGATGTGTGATCAGAAGTCGTGAGCGTGAGCGTGAGTAGCGAAAAAGTTTGTGCGTGATGAGAATAGTTGCTACAGAGTTCGAGCAGTGACTACTTGAGCGAAGAAGTTGCTACAGAGTGAGAATAGTTGCCATTGAGCGAGAGTAGTTGCTACGTGAGCGAAAAAGCACTTGTATAGTCGTCGTGTGACGCGTGTAGCAGAAAAGTTGCTATGCGTGGAGAATGGTTGCTACGCGAGCGAAAAAGTTGCTACAGGGCTCGAATAGTCGCTACTCGGTGTGAATAGTTGCTACGCGGTCAGCGTAGATCTATAGATTGACGTTGACGTTGATGTCGCCGTCGAAGAGTTTCGCGAAGGTGGCCGCATCCATCAGGCCGTCACCCGCAATACCGCAAGCCTGCTGAAACTGAGCGACGGCAGAGCGTGTGAGGTCGCCGTACCAGCCGTCCTTGTCGTCCAGCGCGACCGTATGTCCCAGTTCCGCAAGACGTCGCTGGACATGGTGAACCGTAAGCGACTTGCGTTGCCACTGGTTCTTGAACACGCATTTCGACAGAATCACCTCGTCTACAGCCGCACCGCTGACCGCGTGTGGAGCGCGAGCCGCAGGGCGTGGCTTTGCGATCACCTTGTCAGCCGGCTTTGGCTTTGGTTCTTCCTTCACGACTGGTGCGTCAACCTGCTCCGCAGGAGCGTCAACCTTTTCGACTGGTGCGTCCACCTTCTCAACAGGTGCGTCCGCATTCGTGGTCTCGAGATCTTTTGTTTCGTCGGTCATTGCTACTCCGTTCTAATGTCTGTACAACTGTATCAGCGTGGTCCGAACACACGCGGGCCCTTGCTCTGACCGCTGCGGAAGTTCGGTAGGCGTCGACCCGCAAAGGACTTCGCCGTGATTCGTCCACCGAGAAAGCCCTCAGGTGGTTTGATCAACAAGGCGGTCAGCGCGTGCACGAGTGCGTCCACTCTGTCGGGGGACTTTCCTTCGCCAGGAATCCACGCGCACATCTGTGACTCAAGATCTGTCAGGTAGTTCAAATGATGAACTCTGTTTTGCTCGTAGGCCAGCGTGATCGGCTCGGCGCGCAGAGCCTTGCCGAACTTCGAATGAACCTCAAGAACCTTCACCGTAGGATCAATCGTCTGGATCGCGTTGCGCACCAGCGCGCCGCCTTGATTCACCTCAGCAACGACAGGGCAACCCCACTTGCGCGCCATCGCGACTACCGCATTGGCCCACCTGTCTGGAGCGCCGTGAACGGTCGCGTCTTCAAGAACCCACGCGTGACGCTTATAGAGATCTCTGTCGCCGGTAGAAGCGCAGACGACGATCCCGCATTCGTCCTTCGGGTTCTCCGCGACGGACGGGTCAACCCCGACGATGCGAAGCGGTGCTGCGAGAGGAATGGTTGTCTGGCGTGAGCGCTCAATGAGATCGAGCACCCACAGCGCTCCCTCGACATCAGACAGCATCTCGCCATAGAGTTCCTGCGCCGCCAAGCGAGTACCCGCATACACGCCGGTAATCGCTTCAAGATACGTGTCAGACAGGTTTCCTGCGTTGTCCATCGTCGACCCACGACTGATGACGACGCGACCTGTGCGATCAGCCTCCGCAAGGAGATTATAGAGAACAGGGACGCGCTTTGGCGTCGTGGTCGCGAGGATCTGTGGTGCGCTCCCGAGTCGGGTGCCGACGCGAAGGTTGTCCCATGATGTCATACCCGCAGCGTCTGGCGTCTGTCGCCACGCGGCGATCTCGTCGGCCCAGGCGTAGTGGAACTGCGGACCGCGAAGTCCGTCTGGTTCATCAGCGGTGAAGCATGTCGCGGTGTTGCCGTTCGGCCAGGTGAGTCGTCGTTTTGATGGTTCGTAGAGCGGGCGTTCGCTCGGAGGCGATACGTTGATGATCCCGGATTCTCCTTCAACGATGACGTCGCGAACGTCAGCCGCAGTTCTTGCGACCAATGCGAAGCGCAACTTTCCTTTCGTCGTGTCCTTGGCCTTCTCGCGGATCCACTCGGCGGCGCTTCTTGTCTTACCCGCACCGCGGCCGGCCATGTAGAGCCAGATCGCCCAGTCGTCGCCCGGCGGTGGCTGCTGCTCGGGTCGTGCCCAGGCTTTCCAGTCCCACACGAGTTGATCCATGTCGACGCCCGCGAGCACCGCAGATCTCTCCTCGTCGCTCATGAGCGCAAGTTTCTCCATCAGACTCTTGGCCATGAATCAATTGTAACTCAACTTCAGTCTTGCGGGAGTGTGATCTCCTGTGAGGGACGGATGTCGGTGCCGTACTGCGCGACCAACTTGTCGGTCGCCTTCTGCACGTCGCCCTTGCAGTACGTCTCGGCGATGCGCCACAGCGTGTCGCCCTCCGCAACGATGACGCTCTTGTTCTCGCAGTGCATTCGGCCGGCGTCGATCCACCAGCCAAGCGCAACGCCTGCTGCTGCTGCCGCAATCGCGATGATTACTCTCTTCATTTGGTTTCTCCTTTGCTCGGGTTCTCCGCCCTCACAATCCATCGCGTCAGCGATGAACTCTGAGGACGGGCCCTCTTGCGAGGGCCGCGTCCCGATGACCGGTCGTCAGACCGCGTAAGCGATCTCGTATCCGCGGTCGATCTTCGAGTTGACCTTCTCGTACGCCGCTGCGAGTGCGCGCTGTGACGTGCTGAAGACCTGCGTGCTGGTTTGACGCTGAGTCTTTTCGGCCATTCCCCACGAGCAGATCAGCGTGTTGTTGGTGACGATGACCTCGTACACCTTCTTCTTGCCGCTCTGACCTCGGTTCATCGGGCCGATGTCCGATCCCTTCAGTAGTGCCCATTTCTTGTTCATTCCCTTGTCCTTTCGTCGTGGGGTTTCCCCCTGTATGTAATCCATTATAACAACTTTAGTTTCAGAGAAGAACCCAAGCGGGGCCAGGCCTGCCGCAGGGCGAACAGACGCGGGCCCGGGCCAGGAATCCCCCCAGCCCGGGACCGCGATCTTGTTAGAGGACCGGCTTCGCCTTGATGCCGTGCTCGCGAGCGAGATCGCGGACGCTCACCTCGACCGAGAATTGAAACTGAGCAAGGTGCTCGGCCAACTCGGCCAACTCTGCCTTCCGCTCTTCGATCTCGAACGTGAGGACGCTGATCCGCGACTGCACGCTCTCGAGAGTCTTGATGTGCTTGTTCTTGCTTGCCATGTCTTTATTCCTCTCTGGGCTTGCGCCCTGTTGATGATTCTATTATAACAACTTTAGTTCTCGAACTCTTGAACCTCGACGCGGAAGTCCCACGTGCTCCAGTCGAGCGCGCTCTGCGCCGCGTCTCGGTTCTTGTACAGGTACCAGTTCTTCGAGACGCTGCTGAACCTGTCGCCGTCGTACGCGTACGGCCCGCACCACACCTTGCCGTCGGAATGACGGACCAAGACGAAGCGCGTCCGCGATTCCGGAGCAGCCACGACGTGCGTGCGCTCTTTTGTTCTGCGGATCTCGCCGTTCGGATCCGGCCACGACGCGAACTCGTTGCGCGTCAACTTTGGAAGCGAGCGAATGTACGCCCGCGTCGCTTTGATCTCGGCGATCTCTTTCTTGATTCTCTTGATCATCGTCGTACCTTCGTCTCTGATTCAATTATAACAACTTTAGTTCGAGCGCGGAGGCGACCGGCCGGCCCGCAAGGGACCGACCGGCCGATCCGGTTAGCGCTTGTAGAGGTAGGACGTGTAGGGGTCCCACTTCGCCTTGAGCGTCTCGAGCGAGTCCGCGTCGAGGATGTTGTAGCGAGCGCCGTTGAGCGCTGGTGCCTTCCACCCGCCGGCCTTGTAGACGTCGCCTGTCGCGGCGTCGACGAAGCAGTGGACCGAGCGGCCGCCGTACTGGCCGACCTGCGCGATGCGGATGTACTTGCGACCGCCGGCGACCTCGTAGGTTTCCGGTGCCAAGTTCTTGAAGTGCTTGGCGTGGTGAGCGGCGTGCGCCTCGTTCATCCAGGCGACGAGCCGGGCGATTGCTTCCCGGACCTCCGCCTTTCTTTCTATCGTGGTGATCATTGCTGTTTCCCTTCTGTACCTGACCCCTTTGACCAGGTTACAATACCATTATAACAACTTTAGTTTCAAGATCCGGGCATGGCCAAGCCCGGGCCGGCGCCCGGGCCTGTCCGCTTGATCCGCGTCTTAGAGGCGACCCCAGACCCGGTTGTGCATCAGGGCGATCTCCATCGCCTGCTCCGGGCTGGTGCAGGTCATCTTGAACTGAACCGAGTCGCTCTCGTCACCCGTGGGGCTGGAGAACCAGAGTTCAACGATGTTGCCGTAGACCATGTAGCCACGGTACGCACCCTTGTTCATGCTCTCGAGCGAGAGCGCTTCGTCTGTCATTGCCATCGTGTGTCCTTGTCCTTTCGTGCCTGGCCCCTTTGACCAGGTACATGATCCATTATACTAACTTTAGTTTCCTGGATCAGGTGCGTCTTCTGGCAGCCAACCGCCCTCAGGGTCTTTTCTTGGCATCAAGAATCCGCACTCGCAACGATAGCGGCCGTCCTCACCGCGGGGGATCTCGCCAACACATTGCCAGCACGTAACTTTCCTCCAGAGTTTCTTCGGCGATGACCGCGTGTACTCGGGATGTGTCTGGACGAAGTGAGTCATGTGCTCGGTGATCGTAGCGAACAACTCGCCGCAGGCCTGACAGTCGTACTTCAGTTTTGGTTTCGCCGGCTTTCGTTTTTGTTTCACAGGCGCCAATGCCCGAGCCCACCGTTCTCGTAGAGATACTTGGCGACCGCGATGTTGCAGGCCGGATCAAACAAGATGTCAAGTTGGCCCCAGGGCTCGCCGCAGATCCTTGCGGTGACTTTCTTCCAGGTTGAGTTGATCTGGAGCAAGCCGTAGTCCCGGGACTTGTCTCTGTTCAGTGTGTCGTTGTAAGCAGTCGGCTGACAGCGTGACTCGCGCCAAGCGATGAACGAGAACACATCCGCAGGAAGTCCGGCGGCCTCGAAAGCGTCTTCCCACATCGGGCAGCGCTTTCGTTTCTCGATGCTTTGAGCCTCGACGTCTTCGGCCGGCACGATTGTGCTGGTAGTTGTGTCCAGCGGAACAGTAGTCTCAACCGCAGGCGGAATCGTGCTGAACGCGTCGGCACCGATCACTGTCACTGTCGTTGTCGTCGGCGACGAGACGAAGTTGAAGTCTCCGTTCGTCAAGACCGAGGCGACCCAGGTCAGTGAAACGATCAGCGCGCTTGAGATCGTCTGTCGGATGAAGAACATGGTTGCTACTCTCCCGCCGAGAGTTGACCCGCGTCGGGTCGCTCGATGACCAACTTCTTCCCACGAGCGATCTTGTCCTCGAGGTCGTGCATTGTTCCCCAGACGGATGAGAGCAGGTGGCCGTAGTTGTTGCCCCGCGTCGCGTAGGCTCGGTTCTTGAAGTTGTCGTACGTGATCTCTTCCATCTCGACGGCCATGTAGTTCTTGAACGTTTCGGCCGGCACGACCATGCGGTACGGATAGTCCGCGTCTGGTGTGTGCTCGATCTCGAGTTCAGTCAGAGTCTGGATCATCTCGAGAGACTTTTGATCTCGAGACCGGACAAGAACCTTGTCCTTTTCGACTCGGTGCCGAACTACACTTATGAATCCGTGTTGCGTGAATACCCACATGTCATTTTCTCCTTTTGTCGTTTTGTCGTTTCATTGAAGCACGGTGGTTGACGTGCTGGTAACCCGCAAAGGTTACTCCGGAAGTTCAATGCCTTCCGGAAGATCTTCGATCCGCATTCCTTGAACCGAGACGTTCTCGGCTCCGTACTCCTCGCGCATTGCACGCACGTAAGAGTGCTTGCCCTCGGCTCGGATGTAGCCGGTCATGACATTGCCTTCAGCGTCTGTCACGACGACTTTGTAGACTTCATTGTCTGGCATGTTGCACCTCCTCAGGGCCTACTTAGATTATAACAGGTAGTTGGATCATTTTCGTGATGATCTACCGCCGCAAGGCTTTCCCGGGGGGTTGGGCCCTGCGACGGTAGAGAACTTAGAACCCGAACTTCTTTCGGCACTCGGGTCCGAGTTGGAGTTCGCGGCTTCGCTCGTCGGTGAGTTCCGCTCCGCAGCATCCGCAGCAGGAGTAGTGCTCGCCGAATCGCTTGGTCGCGGCGTACGGATCTGCCTTGATGAGACCGACGGCCAACTTGACCTGCTCTGTCGTCATCTTCTTGCGGGTGAAGCCGCCGAACGATCCGAGCAACTGCCGCATGTAGAGAGTGCCCATGTACTCCTTGACTTGGATGAACACCAAGTCACCGGTGAACGTGTGATCGACACCCGCGACGGTGAAGTCCGCGACGTTGAGTGCGTACCGCGACTTTGGAATTGAAGCGAGCAACTCCTGGATGACTGGGTTTGCCTTCGGCTTTGCGGCTGGCTCGTGCTTCTTGTACGGGCGCTTGAGCAGAAGGTCGATGAGGTTGCTGGCCCCGACCTTGTCGAAGTAGCCGCGGTTGAGGCGGTCGAACCAGTCGGCGCGCTCGGTCTCGGTGACTTCCTTGTTCGCGATCAGAGACCGCAGGTAGTCGACCTGCTTCTGGGTCGCTGGGATGAGGTTGATGGTTGTCATTGCTG